ACATGCCAATTGCATACCGTACAAATGTCGTCTGCACTCAGTACGGGCAGCGGTACATCACATATCGCGCACCTCATCGCGTACTGAGAAGGTAGTGCTTGGCATATTTAGCTGCCTCCTTACTTTGAAAATAAAGCTCAACATCTTTCAGCACATCATCAACATTGTGATCTTCAAGGAATAACTTATCACAGAACTCTTCAATTTCCATCATCCACCTCATTGTATTAGACATTAAAACTCCACAGGTTCATCCTGATACCGTTGTGGGCAATGATGAACACACATGTGACAATGTGCAGCACAACCCACACTGTCCTGATTATGGCGACCCTATCAGCCCGAAGGTCATCCTGAAACGCCTTCGAACCGATAGACTTGCACCAGTAGTGCCATGCCTTACGCAACATAGCGCCGCATGTGATCATCGTGTACTTTCTGCACCAATTGGTCATACTCCATCATATAGGAAGCATAGGTGCGACCTTGCCCGTCTGACTTGATCACGGTCTCAATTGGATACCCGTCCTTCTTCAACTCGTGAATGCGACTGGCCAGGCGGTAACACCCGAACAAACCAATAGCCTTCAGTGGAGACAAACTCTTCCTGCTCATTAGGTGCTTAAGGATTTTTGCCTTCTGGGTCATACTGACACTCCTGTTCAATGTTGTAACTTAATAACAATATTGTTACTAAGTGTATTAATCTCTACTGTAGTTCATAATGTAACAATATTGTTGATTATACAGGACATAGAATTCCTGTCAAGCTAATTTATTGAAAAAAATTCATCCTCTGTGTATGTGATGTATTCTTCGTCCTCACCTTGGCTGAGATAGTCTTTCAGGCCCTCCGCTGCCTCAATGAGATAGTGCAGTGACGATGCTTTTCCGTTTATGTCTGCCAGTTCTTGGTAAAATTTTACAGTGTCTGTCTCCAGCCCTCGATTTACCAGTGTGAACCATACGTCCATCTCGTCCAGATCGTCCATCTTGATGCTCATTCTCCATATATCTCCGTTAGTTTCTCTTCGTGTGTCGTTACATCATAGTTGTAGTGTGTCTCCCTGTTGCAACCTTGGCAATAGTAGTGATCAAAGTAGTCTATCGTTATGATATACTCTAGTGGCGTCTGACAACGCGTGCAACTTCTCATAGTCCTATGTCCTCTATGAAGTCAGTGTAGTCTTTATGCACGCTGTAATATTCCAGCACCTGTAGCATAGCGTCTGTTGGCACATCGTCGTGCTCACGGTGTTTGCGGATAAAATCACGCAGTGATGCTGCAATGAGATTGTCAACCCATGTGTCGTTTATATCTACCTCTATTTTCATTTTACGCCCTCCTATACTTTAATAGCCAACAGACGGAGCACAATAGACGCCCCTTTTCTCGTATTGTTGCATTTTTGAAACAATGGTGGCACAGGGGGTTTCTACTGTCTTGCATGTTAGTCATCCTTCCACAATATTGTTAACAGTTGGTCGAGTGCTAAGTATACAAATATGACAATAAAGATGCAAATTGTAGTTTCAATCACTTTGTTTCTCCCATTCTTTTCTAACTTCTGTGGCAATTCCCATCGCGTCTTTCGTGTATCCGGCTTCTACCATATGCCACGGACGGTTATATAGTATGCTTTTTTCTTGCGTATCAAGCTCAAACTTGTAGCCGTCGCCATCGTCAAGCGTTACCTTGATTTTGCCTGTTGTTTCGTCTCGGCTGTATTCCGCTTTAAAGCTTTTTAAATATGCCCTGGCAGTCATGCGGTGGGCAGCAACGTCATTACACATGCATCCTTCACTAGATGGTGCTATTCCGCAATTGGGGCATTCCGTAAGAATGTAGCCATTTTCGAGATCATCAACTATCCCATTCAGACGCCATTGTATTTCTGTATAATCAACCATGCGATTTGCCTCATTGGTTCAAGATTGCACAAGATAGGGCAAAGCTTAACGCCTTGCCCTAGTTTTTGCAATCCCTAGTGGTGCCACGGGTAGCTAATCAAGGGCACGCTATGGTTCCAACATGCGCGACATGGTCCGCACGAATTGCCACGTGATTGCGCCCTGCACTCCTTGCCCTTTGGTTCATTGCCCTTGGTGAACACTTGGGAAGCGTGCGCCGCACCTTTGGGCATTGGGCCATTGAGCTTGCTAGCAGATATGCGAATGATAAGGTTCGTGGGCAAGTCACCATAAGCCGCGACGATTGCGCGTTCTTGTGTTGGTAGCCAATGGCGAATGTTTGGCGTCATGCGGCAAACCTGCACGATTGCGTCTAACATTTCGACAGATTGCAAATCGCCACTATCGAACCAGCGATGGAAACCGTCCACGTTATAACGCAAGATTTGAAAGGCCATGGCTTGCGACCATTGCTCAGGATCGCTGGTTTCCCATTTGGCAAGGTTTGCTTTCCAGCCTTGGTCGACACTAGGGCGAAGCTTTTGAAGCTTGCGTGCGTAGCATGAGCGGCATGGCGTGCCTTCAATCTTGGCCAGTTTAGAGCCGACCTTGCATGCGAATGCGTCGATTGCAAACGTTGTCCCCGGCATCTTAGAGTTGCCTGTCGATATCTTTCCTAGTTCCTGCGCGTGTTTTACTAGCATTGTCTGTTTTCCTATATGTAAAGAGTTATTGACGAACCGTCGCGGTATTCTGCGTCAAGCCAATTGCCAACGTCTGCCTGTCTGAAATCAACAGTGAAGCCGAGCTCCGAGACGCCGCGCTTTGCGTGTGATGTTTCAAGGTTGCCGCATGCCCAATCGTACAGGATTAGTTCTGCTGCTGCTACGTCTAATGGTTTACCTTTAAGAGCCACTGTAAAATCCCTCTGGTCTAGTTGCACACTATTGTCCACACCATGACAGATGTGGACAACAGTTTAAAACTAGATTTTGTCTAGACTTCTGATCCATTCCGCAAGCTTAGCCAAGCGTGCGTTATCCAAACGCGCAATGACTTGAAGATGTACGTCCCCGCTTTCCTCTAAGTTCTTCCGAACTTCATCGATGGGTGTAAACGGAGTAGCCAGTGTGTTGTTTTTTTCCATTGTCTCTATCCTTAGTGGTTGCTTTGCTTCAAATAATACGCGGTTTCATACCGCACTTCTTCTTGGTAGTCTTCGTATCGCGCCCAATCGTCGCCCTTTAGCTTTGCCACTTGCGCCGGTTTCATCCAAATGAATTCCCAAACCAAATTGATAACTTCGCCCCGGTAATTACGTTCCAGCGCGTTGAATTCGGCGTTTGTGTACATGGTGTTTCTATCGCTCATTTCAAAATCCTTTGGTTGTTCCTACCCCTAAATATATAGACTTCCGTGAACCGTTCAACCCATGCACAAAATCGTCACACTATCGCCTTAGTCTGTTCCCCATATGTTCCCAGGCCGTGAAGGCACCGCCAGTGCGCGTTGGGTGTCTTCCATATGGTAGCACCTAGCAAACGACCCAACGGCTCTCAGTGGCGCTTATATGGCGTTTATGGCACATATGCGTGCCAGGTATAGCAGTTATGTTATGGACGCATGGCGTGATATATCAACACCATACGGTAGCGTATGTTATGTTATAACGTCCAACGCGCACCCTCTCGCTCTCTCTGGAATTATTCTAATGTGCCCAACATTGAACACAATTGTATAACACCTTGTTATTGTACAATATGTGACAACATTGTCACAGTAGTGTTGCATTATTACAACCGATCGGATGTTCACGGTTTGTTCTCCTGGTGCAATAATGTCACAGTGTTGCAACAATGTTGTCACTGTTGCCCAGGTGTCACACTGTTGCAATATTGTCACACATTGGAATGATTCTAACCTGGTGCAGGATTGTCACACTGTTGCAAAAATGTCGCAACCCCCCGCGTGTTGCGTATTATTATATGTCCTCTGCGTTCATTTTTTAAGGGATTAGAAAAAACATTGGAACAACTATTGACAACATTGAAACAACATTGTATAATTAGTGTAAGAGTACATAATACCGAGGAAAAACATTGCCACGTTACGCTGACTATGCTAATCCCAAGCCAATCAACAAGTCTCTTACTGAAAAGGAAGAGGCTTTTCTCATTGCTCTTGTCGATGCAAAGATGGAACCCTTTGATGCGTTTTACACAGCGGGTTACAAAGAGCCAAAGGAGAGCATGGCAAAGAACCGCTCTAAACGGCTACAGAAGCACCTTTGGCTGCATATTGAGAAGCGCATTAAGGAACGGGTAGGGGAGACAGCTACACTGGCCCTTAACGTCCTGGAAGACCTTATGCGTAACGCTGATAGTGAGAATGTCCGCCTTAACGCTGCACGGGATATCCTGTCTCGTGCGGGTTACGATGCGATTACACGTCAGGAAACGGTATTTAAAGAAGTTCATGAGATGTCTGACACGGAGTTGGACGAGCAGATTAAAGAGCTTCTAAACTCAGAGAATGTGATTCCTTTGAAGGTTGTTCCGGACGATATTAAGTGAAAGAGGATGTACTAGAACTTCTACAGGAAAAGCAGAAGCGTGTAGAGACAAACAGAATTACCTACTACAAAGCTTATCCGTACCAGAAGAAGTTCCACGCTCAGGGAAACGACTGTGCACAGCGCATCCTAATGGCGGCTAACCGAGTGGGTAAGACCTACTGTGGGGCTGTCGAAACTGCATACCATCTAACAGGTATGTACCCTGATTGGTGGGAGGGTAGAAGGTTTACAAAGCCTGTAAAGGTATGGGCTGCTGGTGAGAGTAACGATACGACGCGGGATATTATCCAAAAGGAACTATTTGGTTCACCTCAAGACCCTTCACAACTGGGCAAAGGTGCAGTCCCCCTGGACAAGATTGTATCAACAGTGCGTAAGCCGGGTGTACCTAACGCTTTCAGTAGTGCCTTAATCAAGCACGTAAGCGGTAGTAATTCTCAGATTGCCTTTAAGGCATATGAGCAGGGTTATGAGAAGTTTATGGGTGAGGCAATAGATGTTGTCTGGCTCGATGAGGAACCGAAGCACGAGATTTTTTCGCAGTGTATCACCAGAACGGCGGACACTAATGGAATTGTCTATATGA